GCCGCTTGACCAAGGGTCATTAGCAACTTTAATAATTTTTACGTCTTCTAAACCGTGTACTCTAAAAGTACCGTTTCTATCGCCTTGTTCGTGGCCAATACCCATTTCACCGTTTGAGTTTTCACCATTTACATATAATTCTCCGTTATCCATTAACCAATAGGTTCTATTTCTACCTTCAGCAATTTGAATACATCTAGGTGTGTGTAATGGTTTTCTTACTGTACTTCTATTTCTACCTCTGTTCTCATTGTAACCTGTGTAGTTTAAGTCTTCACTTCTCCACCAATCTCTCCAAATGAAGTTGATTTCGTGATAGAATGAAGCATAAAAAGAACCGTAAGATTGGAAACCTGTTCTAGGATAGTTAATACCCCAAGCAACACCATTTTTATCAATGTGTCTGTATTGACTATCAATATTAGAAACTGTTTGTGTACTATGTTTATAAGGCCAATGAATAGGACCTCTGTTAGGATACCAAGCGTTGGCCTCTCTAATTTGATTAACTTGTCCACCAAAATCTTCCCAGTCATTCCAATAAGATTGTATGTGTGCTGGATATTCTTGATATTGTTCTTTAATAAGTTTACCACTTGTTGTAGTAGATTTTGTCATCAAAGGAGACCTTGTTGGTTCTTGTGGACCGTAATGAGGAGGTCTACCTAAAGAATCTCTTAAACATCTGTATATACCAGTAGGTGATAATGGTTGAAATTCTGAACCTGAACCATCTGGTCTTCTTTTCTTTTTAGAGAATACAACTATGTCATTGTATTTGTAGTGAGTGTTTACATCATACTCACCTCTAAATTTAATACCTGTTTGCAATCTGTCCCAATGTTTGTAACCTCTCCAAGTTTCTTCAACATTCCAACCTAAGTCAGAATACATATCAGTTTTACTTGCAGCTAAACAGAAAGGATAAATTGTTTGACTTTGCATTTTAAAGAAACCAATTGGTATGTAAACTTCAACGTGTCTGTCTTGATTTTTCTTCCAAGAGTATTGTTGACCACCTCTTGTTAAACCATTTTCAGTTGTGTATGCTGGCATATCACCTGTGTATAAAGAGCCCTCATTTTGTATTGTGTCAGTAAAAGTTTCCTTGTATTGTGTTTCTGTAACCTGTTTATTGTTTAAGAAGTATCTTACTAAACCGTTTTTGTTAGCACCTCTCCACATTGGAGTGTTTGAAGGAGCAAATGCTCTCGCTCTTGATGATGGAGTAATTGTTTCTGAAGAATAACCCATTTTAGAATGAGCAGTACAGTAATAGTAAAGTTTTGGTGCACCTTTTCTTACAGTAATTTCGGTGTATGCACCTTTTTTACCTGGTGTACCTACAACTTTAACGCCTGTTGTGTATTCTGAACCTGAACCGTGTGTGCCATCTTCGGTTGTAGAAAATCTTAAAGGATGACCTGTGTTTGAACTATCTGATTGTTCAAATCTATAAGTTTTACCCTCTGTTAAGTTTAACGCAACATCAGCTGTTGCTGTTGAACCGTTAATTGAATATTTGTTTGTTGAACCTGTGTTGTAATATGGGTGATTAGTTGGGTTGCCTGAAACAACTTCAACTTCTAAAATTCTTTCATCAACAGCAGTACCATCAATTGTGTCTGGTAAATAAAATGTTGTACTATCATTAACTGTTTCGTTATTAGGTCCTCTAATAATTTCTGAAAAAGTTATTGAAGTAGAAGCACCAGCGCCACCCATTCTTGTGTCTTCAGCATTAGCACCTGCAGCTGATAGATATAAAGGATAGAAGTTACCTGAATCGCCTGTTGATGTTTCGCCAATAACAAAATAAGGTCCGTCTAAATCAGCGGCTAATGATGTTCCTGGTGAAGCATTGTGAATACCATCAGCAGTTTTTGAAAATCCTAATGGAAAAGTTTTATTTGATTCGTCTCTTTGGTCAAATCTATATTTGTATCCTTCTTTGAAATGTGTAAAGTGTCTGAAACCACCACCTTCACCACCAAAGTTTTCTCTTCCTAAATCTACACTACCTAATCTATTGTCAAATCTAAATTTAGTTGACGGAGATGTTAATACATCTACTCTAAAATTGTTTTCTACTGGTACGTAATTTTGAAAGATTGAAATTTTGTTTGTATTTAATTCACCATAACCAAAGAAGTCGCCTTTGTCTCCCATAGCATAATCTTCTTGGTCATCTAATAAGTGAGATTGATAATCTAGTAAGTAACCGCCATTAGCAGAGTTGTTTGAAAACCAATTTGCTTGTCCAAATTTTTGACCATTTCTTGTCGACTCTTGTGTGTTTTCATCTGAACCATATCTTGAAGTATTGAGAATAGGATTACCTGTTTCATTACTTCTTTGAAAGTCATCATCTAATACGTGATAACCTCTTCTAAAATTAGGGTCGTTTGAGTATGTTCTTGTCCAAAAATAACCTGTGCCTTTATCGCCAGGAGCATAGTTATCATAACCATTTGATAAGTAAGGATTAGTACAAATCCATAGAGAATTATCAAACCAACATACATCATCTTTACGATATGTAGTATCGTTGTCCCAATCTCCTTGGTAACTAAATTTTACTCGTCCTAAATTTATTTTTGCCATAGTTTTTAATCTCTCTTATTATTTATCCTAAAATTGGTACGTGGGCTGTACAATAATATTGACCATCAGCATTACCTTGAATATAACTACCACCGTATCCGTTTAAGTAATATCTGTTATCGTAAGACTTGTATTCCCAAAATGCATAAACCGTGTCAGAGTTATCACCATATCCACAACCTCTCATATCTTCAACATTTCCTGTCAATGACATAGGAAATCTTACTTGGTTGAAATGATATCCTTGGAAATGTTCTTTTAAATTTTCAGCGTTTCTATCATTTGTTGAGGTAGTTGATGACCAACCATTTGAAGATTGACCATTTCTATTATCACCACACTGGAATACGTGTCCGTCCCAAGTTAGAATTTTTGTTGCTAAGTCATTTCCGTGAGGGAAACCTGCAACCAATTTAACATTATGGAAGTCTCTTTCGGTATCTGAACCTAATTGAAATTTAGGGGTCACGAAACTATTTTGTGTCGTAGCGTTACCATTTCCTAATGAACCGTGGTTATTATAACCAGCACATTGAATATTACCTAATGAGTCTTCTATCCACATTTGTGCGTGATTACCATTACCTGTCATCCAAAAATTATTACAATCTGCATTGGCGGCATTACCACAACCATTTGAACAAATTGTCCAAGAGTTTAATTGTGTTGTATTACCATTACCCATATGACCTTGGTTATTACGGCCTGTTGTATAAATTGTTCCTCTTTCAGTCAAGATTGCAACTGTATTATCATCTGAATGGTTTAGACCTTGGAATTTTTTAATTTCACCAACGCCTGTGCCATCAAAAGTTACCGTTGAAACTAATTGAGGAGTATTTTGGTCTGAAGTGTTACCGATACCTAATTGGCCATCTGCATTTCTTCCCCAAACATATAATTTTTTCTCTTTAGTATATGCATATGCTGAAGCATAAGAGTCACCAATTGTCCAAAATGCCTCAATCTCTTCATTATTGAAATTTGTTTTTGCAATTTTTTGAGGTGTGTTATAGTTTGTTGTGTTTCCTGTTCCTAATTGGCCGTAACCGTTATAACCCCAAGACCACAATTCTCCATCTTCGTCAATTGCATAACAAGAGTGTGTGTTAGTGTTGTAACCTTGCCAGTTAGACAAGAAAATTCTTTTAATTCTTACACTTCTAAATACGTGTGCTGAATCTGTAGCAGCTAAATAAACATTTTGGTTTGAACCACCAACTCTTACCGGGTGGTCTCTGTTTGAAGTTGAAGCGTCACCATTTTGTCCGTGACCACCATAACCCCAATGATAAACTTCACCAGAATTCATTAAGCACATACCTGATTGATAACCACCTTCAATTTGAATTACTTTAGGTACTTCTCCGTCTGGAGTTGTGTGAACACCTGTACCACCGTTATCTGTACTTCTCCACCAATCATAGTGGTTGAATGACATTTGAGTAGCAGTCATAAAGTCGTGGTTAAATCCGTTTTGACCATTTGAGTTAGAACCCCAAGTCCATATATTACCTGTACCACCTAAAAATACTGGCCAGTTAACACAATGTCTTGATGTTCTTTGTCCTGATAATCTGTAATATTTGTTGTCGTCACCTATTGGACCATTATTAATTAGTGACATACATTCGTGAGAGTTACCTGAAAATAAAGTTGAAGCACCTCTAGTTTGTTTTCTAAGCGAAGCAACGTCACAAGTTAAATCTGCACCGCCGCCAAAAATATCTCCATCAAATGTTAATGTATCATTAATGACATTATTTTCACCACCTGAAATCATACCTGTATCATTGAACCATCTTTGGTCTCTTTTTGAATCAAAGTTAACTCTTTCAACTTCTATTGTAGCTTGACCTGCAACACCAACTCCATTTGCTTGAAATGTAAAGTCAGCACCACCGCCACCACCTAATGAAGCGTCAGCAATTGTAATTGTTTCATTATCAATATAACCTGAACCACCTGTTGGTGTAGTTGATTTATTTCTAGTTTTGATAATTTCAAGATTTGAAACTGCGCCTGTACTGTCAACTGTCACATTGAAAACTGCACCTGTTCCAACACCAGTTGTTGCTGATTGTGAAACGTTTGTGTATGTTCCTGCTGTTCTTAAAGCGTCAGCAGCCGAAAATGTATCTGTAGCTAAAATACTACCGTTACCTTGAACAGTAATTTTAAAACAACCTGGATGTGCGTTAACAGCCGAGTTTGATGTAGATTTAGGAGATACATTTCTGAATACTCCGTGTAATCTTGAAGCGTCAGCAGCTGATACACTATCAACTGATTCTATAACACCATTTTGTTCATATCTTTCGTCATCTGATTCATATTCAGCACCCATTTTTAACCAGTACATATTACCATCTGTATCAACATTTCTGTTATACGGTAAAAATCTTTCTGTACCATCTGTTGTGTGTTGTCTTAAACAAATGTATGTAGATAATGTTTCTTTCTTTGATTGTCCTTCGTAGTCAGTACCCATATCATTACTGATACCGTGTCTAACTTGAACAATGTCATTTTCATAGTAAGTTGTGCCGGATGTTAAAACGTGTAGACCTTTCCAATTAAATGAATTTCTTAAAGGTCTCCAAGTATCCCAATCTGCAACTACAATTTTACCACCGTAGTTTGCACCACCTGTGCCGGCTGAGAAATACCAAATTTCATCTGGTGTATCTTTATTAAAATCTACAACAACTTTTCTTGAAGTTTTTGTATTGAATTTTGCTGTGGTTACGAAATCTGCTTGACTAACCATTTCTTCATTATGATAATAAGTCACACCTGTTGTTAAGTAATTTGATGTTTGACTTGTTGCTGAAGTAGCTAATGCTAAAGGTTGGTCATCATTGTTATTATTATTTTGATAGAATACTATTTTATCACCTCTTCTTACATAAAGAGTTTGTGCCCACTCAATAGTAGAAGTAATGTCAGCGTCTATTTGAAATTTTGTAGTTGAGTCGTTAGGGTCAGTTGTAGTTTGAATATTATAATAATACTGTGTGTTTTGTTGTGGTCTTTTTCCACTCACATTAGCTTCTCTAACGTTTAAGTAATCAGTATTGTTCCAGATTACAATATCATCTTTTTTATAAGTAGCTGCATTATCGTAATCGCCACGATAATTAAACCATAAATTTCCAATTTTTGTTCTAGTGATTGCCATTGTTAATCCTATTTATACCTTCATTATTGATTACTTGGAGATTCTGAAGCACTTTCAGTATCACCAGTTGTTTTGTAAACTAAATTTCCTGCTTTGTCTATTGCAATTCTCATTGAACCATTTATAACATCAAAACCTGCGTTTTGTTCAGCAGCATTAAATAAAGTATCTTCAAATTGTGTCACTTCATTAAAATTAGTTATTACTTTTCTGTTAACATTACCTGTGTCTCTATCAAACGATAACGTTTGTAAAGTAGGTGTCACATTTGTATCAACATATGATTTTGTTGCCAAGTGTGTACTAACAGTTGGAGTGATACTAGATTTAGGTAATGTCGTAAAGTTTATATCACCTGTTGTTGCGCTAATATCATTTCCTAATATATTTATATTACCAATTGAAGCTGAGTTTACAGTCAAGTTGTTTTGACCACCACCTAATTGGTTTTCAACAAACGTTCTAATTGCTTTCTCGGTTACGAGAGCGTTGTCAGAATTATCTCCTAAAGTACCGTCAGTTGAGAATTCATTTACAGTTGCACCAAAGTTTCCTAATGCAACAGAGCCTAGTGATAACTGTCTTAAACCAGAAAGGTCAAAAGCTTCAGCATTCAATGTTGCCTTACCTGTTGACTGTTCTACTCTAAACAATTCACCAACTCTAAAGTTACCGTCTTGGTCAGTAGATGTATAGAATACTCTACCTCTGTCCAAATCTTCAACTTCATCTGCTTGGTCTGGTTGTTGTGTGTAACCATTTAAGTCAGGATAGTTTGTAGTTGATATACCACCTGTACCAATATCTAGGAAGTCGTGACCTGTTAATCTTATGTTAGAGTATTTAACTCTAATCGTAGCACCTGTTGTATGTGTAGGAGCATTTGTTTTTGAAATATTTGGAGAAACTTCCATACTAGTAATACCACCGTTTACGTGTGATAACACGGTTACGATAATATAACTTACACTTGAAGCATTTGCAAATACAATACTTGAACCTGGTTTTGGTGAAGAAGATAAACCTGAAGTTTTTACTGTTGCACCAACTGGTAAAATGTCTGCGTAACCATCACCTGCAACAGTAGCAGTTGTATTTTCTTGTTTGTAACCTGAACCTGCAGCTACATATGTCCATCTTGAAATTACACCATCACCAATTGAAGCAGTACCTGTTCCTAATGTTGTAGCATTCGGGTCAGTTAATGAAACTGAAGGAGCTGATGAGTAACCTGCACCACCATCAATGATTAAGAATTTTTTAATAATTGTATTTTCAATTACAACTCTTGCTATTGCGTTTCTTGTAGGAGAACCACCGCCTGTAATTGACACTCTTGGTTCAATTTCATAATTTGATGTTGCGTTTGGAGAAACTGCAACACTTGTTGGACCAAATGTGTCAAAACCTGCTGAACCGTCTTCTTTAAACATTGTAGCAGTTTTAGTTGCAGCTGTGTATGTACCAACGTAACCTGTTTGACCAGAAGCCGTACCACTAGTAATAGTAATTCTCATACCATTGTAGAAGTTATCTGCTTGTGTATCTGAAGCTGCCAGTCTGATAGATGTTGTCGAACCACCTTGAGCAACACCGATTGTAGTAAAGTGACCTGCACCGTTAGTTGTTGTGTCAATGTATTTTACTGCTCCATCAGCAAAGTCAGCTGTGAAGTTAGCATTTGCGCCTGAACCTGTAATTGTTTCTGTAGCAGATGTATAAGATTCACCTGCGTATTCTTGTTCTAATCTGTAAATACCAGCGTTTGATACTAATGCTCTTCCGATAATTGCTTCATTATCTCTTGTAGTAACCGTTGCTGTAGCCGGAGTTTCGTTTGCGTCAACACCTGAAGCAATTGAACCCTTTTCACCATATGAGTTATTAGAGTTTAGTGAACGAATAACTGAACCGCCGTCAGCTAAATAACCAACGTGACAGTAATATGTAAATACTGATACTAATTCTGATTTTGAACCGCCTTTAGACCAACAACCGATACCACCATCAAGAACTTGCGTGAAGTCGTTTGCAAGAATTGATTTGAAACCAGCATTGTGTAAAGTACCATCAATTTTAATACCAACTGCTCTACCACCAATTGATGAACAGTTTTGTACGAAAGGTGACCTTTGAATAATGTGTACAGACGTATCTGTTGGACCTGTTCCTGGGTCTAACGCAACAACTGAACCTGAAGCATTACTACCTGTTCCCTCTGTTAATCTTGTAATACCATCACCACTTGCTGATGAAGCTAATTGACCTTGCATTCCACTAAATGTCATACCTGTTAAAGTACAAGAGTCATTTAAATAGAACATTGTTTGTCTATTATTAGGTGTAGAGTTATCACTTGAAATACCTGCACCAGCACCATTGTTTGTTGTAGTGTCTGGAGAAACGGTAACACTTCGTAAGTTATCACCGATAATAGCAGTTTTTCTCGGAACTTTAATAGGCAATTGCTCTGTATATGTTCCTGTTTCTACTTTAACTGTTTTGAAATTTGTTGTGTCTGAAGCTAATTGAGTACAAGCATATTTTAATGTTCTCCAAGGTAATTCTGGAGTTGTACCTCTGCCTGAATCTGTGTTGTCAGTACCTAGTGTTGATACGTAATAAACTTTGTTACCTATATTAGGATAAGACCAAGCTAAATCTGTACCATCTGATTTTAAGAATTGTCCTGCTGACCCAATTGGCAATCTTACTCTTTGAGTTGCGTCTCTTGTAAGAATATCACCTCTTGTAGTTAATGTTGCGTTTGAATCACCTTCAGCTAATAGGTTCCAAGATGTTTGACCAGAAACATCCGGTCTGTTTGACGCTGACGAAGTATGATTTGTAATTGCACGATAAGAAGAAGACGCATAACTAACTGCGTCACCAATTTTGTATGTAGTGGCAGTTGCCCAATTGCTTCTCCAAAATAATCCTTCTACAACTAAATCCCAATATGAATCTGTTGTTCCTGTAGGCTCTTGGTTCGTACCATCAATTTTTGCCACATAGTAATGACCACCGTGATTAACTGTATCACCAGTTTTATATGCTGTCGCATTTGACCAAGTACCTGTGTTATTAAATCCTGTAGATAATAATTTCCAATCAGCAGAGTTATTATAAGGTACAACGTTAGTGTTTGACCTTTCTGCAACATATTGATAACCACCATAGGTTACAATATCACCTAATTGGTATAAAGAAGAACCTGACCAACTATCTTCAAATTCTAATCCTGAAACGAATAAATTAAATTTCGTTTCGTCCATTGTTGTGCCTGAAGATGTGTGTTGAGTTGTACAAACATATAAACTTGCACCGTATTTTACAACGTCATCATTTCTGTATGATGTAGCTGTTGCCCAAACACCTCTCCAACCGAAACCTCCAGCAAACACTTGCCATTTTGAAGTATCGTCATATAAATCTGCTTGTGATGTATGTCCTGTAATACATCTGTATGATGAACCACCAAAGGTTACAATGTCATCAACTTTGTAAAGTGTTGTTCCTGCCCAATTACCTTTGTAATCAAGACCACCAACCATTTGTTCCCATTTTGCCGTAGCGTGGTTTAAATCTGTATAAAAGTCTGAAGCACCTGTGTGATTTACTAGACAAACGAATGAGTTTCCTCCGTAAGTAATCACATCATCTTTAATGTATGCCGTTCCAGTAGTCCAAGCACCTTTGAAGTGAAACTTTAATCTACCTAGTATAAAATCTGCCATTTTACTTCCTTATATTTTTTACTGCCAGTTTCTTGTTTCGCCATCTTGCGAAGCACCATACTGATACGAGTCATTAATTCTTAACACAACGTTACCGTTTGCGTCCATAAAGTAAGTAGCATTGTTTTCATCAAAAACGTGCTGTTCATACTTTCTGAATTTAGTATTTGGTTCTCTAGGGTCAGTAGAAGAGCTGTAATCAGTTGGTATTTCATTTATATTAGTACCCGCTGTATAACTACCACTTGCCTTTGTCAATTCATTTTTTTGAAAGTCTGCAACTGAACTGTATGCCATACCTTCACCATTATCCATTTGAATAGTATTACTTTCAAACCAATTTGTTTTAGTGTACGTTAAAAGTCCTGTTTCGTCTCTACTTAAAGCGTGAAAACTATAATCTGCCGTAATCGTTTTACCGCTTGCGTCTTTGGCAATGTATTGTTTGTTAACGACTAATGACATTAAACATTTCTCCTAACTTAAATCCTATGTATATTTATAAAAGTTTATTATGTTAATTCTAAAATTGACAAAAAACATTCCAAACTAGTTGCCGTACCAAAAATTCTGATTTTATCACCAGGTTCAAGGTTTATTGGCTTATCTATCTGCAACGAATCAGCAGGTGGAACTTCACCATTTGTCAATACACTTCTAAAAGTTGTACCACCGTCTGTTGTTACCTTAATAGTCACCTTTTCAGCGCTTGTGGCTGCTGTATTTGAGACCATAATTGCGTGAAGTACAGCTCTAGTTGACGCTGGTGCTGTATAAACGTCTGCTGTAGAGTCATCTACAATCACACATTGAGCGCCGGCATTTTTAAATAAACTAGCCATATTATCCTCCTAAAGCAATCGCAAAAGCAATAGCGTCACCCTCACCCGTTAATGGGTCGCCGGATGCCGTACCGTCTTTAGTTAAGTTACCAGTTGTAATAACATCACCAGATACGTTTGGTAGTCTGACAATTCTATCACCAGTTGGTTCAACAACCTTTAAAGTTGTTTCAAATGCGTTTTCTAAAAGACCCTCAAAGATAAGATTAGAGCCGTTAAGTATAATATCATTTGTTGTAATAGCTCCGTTTGTAGTCACATCTTGTAAGATAACAGAACCAGCACCACCTAATTCTTTTACAGTACCGTTTGAAAGTTTTGTATAAAACTTACCGTCTGTTGCGTTCATAGCTAATTCACCGACTGCTAATACAGCAGCTGATGGTATTGCTAATGAGGTTTCTGAACGTTTTGGTTTGATTACAGTTGACATTATTTTCTACTCTTAACTTTAAACTTAATTCTGTTAATAAGTTTATCTTTTGTTAATCTTCTATCTAATTCAATACCGATTTTTCTACCGATAGTTTCTAATTCTTTTTTAGTTTTGTATTGTAAATCACCTAATCTAACAATGTTTGATTTTTTTGGTGCTTTAGGTGGTTCATAATATGTACCAACAATCTTATCTATTAATTTTGTAAACCATTTCACTAGAAAGAGCCTCCGTCAATCAAAGTGATTTCAACATCACCTGAAGTGACACCAAAATTATCTGAACTGAATTTTGCAACACCTATATTTGAATTACTTGCTAATTCACCAGAATCGTTAGTGTGTTTCCGTTAGCAACTGTATTCATACCTTCGCCTGCCAAAAATTCTAAAGTACCACCAACACTAACTTGACCTTGTGTTGATGTTTCGTCTGTAAAGTAAATAGGGTCAGCAAGTTTAGAACTTGCAATACTACCTGCTAACATAGCGTTAGTAATACCTAGTGCTTTAACTCTTAATGCGTCTGTAGCTACTTCAATAGAAGAACCATCTACTTCAACATCTAAAGTATTTCCCGCTTTACTTAAAGCTGCACCCGCTGTGATTTGACCTGCGCCAGAAAATTGTGCTACATCTAAATTAGTTGTACCAAATGTTGGAGCGCCTGTGTGTGTAAATGTATAACCGTTATTAGCGTTAGCAGAACCTTCTTCAACAAATACGAAAGCACCACCTGATAATTCTGATGGTTGGTCTTCCGGAGTTGCTCTTGTTAATACAAAGGCAGTTGAACCGTCACCTTGTGTAGAAACAACATAGATACCGTTTTCTGAAGCTGTTGTTTGGTCTTTAACTAGAATTCTATCGTTTACAATCGGAGAAACACCATCTAATACAATTGCACCATTTGATGTTGCTGTTAATGTTGCACCTACACCTGAACTTCCGTTAGAGTAAGTCGCCGATAAATCAGCAGTTGTACCTGCTCTACAAGATGGTTTAGTATCTAATCCTTGAGCAACTTGGTCAACATATGATTTGTTAACAAGTGATTGATTATCAAAACCACTTCTATCTTCATAACCACTAGGAACTTTAACTGTGCCTGTGCCGTGTGGATTGATATTAATATCTTTGTTTGCTGATGTTGTTTGTAATGTTTGACCATTAATTGTAATGTCATCAACTACTAATGATGTTAAACCACCAATATCTGTTGTTGTCGAACCTAATGTCAAAGTAGAGTTACCTAAAATGGTTTCACCATTTGTTGATAACTTAGCATTGGTAACTGCGTCATCAGCTATTTGATTTGTGTCAACACCTGAATTTGTAATATTGAAAGTGACAGTATTATCTGTTATTGCCGAATCTATACCTGTACCACCAGCAAATGTTAATGTTTCATTTGTGTTGTATTGGTCTGTGCCTGTATCACCGGCCATATCAATATTTTGGAAAACTGTTTCAAATCCTAAATTACCTGAACCATCAGTTTTTAAGAACTGACCTGCTGAACCGTCTCCGTTTGGCAAAACAAAGGTTGTTGTAGCAGATACGTCATTTGGTGATTTGATGGCAATAAAGTTTGAACCGTTGTTAGTACCCTCGTTTAATTTGATAGTACCACCAATAGTTGCTGAATTACCAACAATAAATTCGTCTATTGCTTTGTTGTTGTCAACAATTAAAGTTGAGTTAGCAGTTAATGTGCCGTGAGCGTGGTCATTTAAGTCTGCAAAATATTTACCGCCGATAACGTCAATACTAGTTGCGTCACCATTTAAATCTACTGAACCAGTACCAATGAATAATCTATCTCCTAGATTAGATACTGTACCTGTTCCATATGTTAAACCTAATTCACCTTGTTTGAGTGTACTTGGTGCTGAAGTTGCTGAACTTCTTTTTATCTGAATTACTGTTGCCATTTTTTAATCCTAAAAGTTACCACAATTAAATAAGAGCGTTCCGGTTGTGGTTACAATCTCCGTTCGGGTTACAAATTTTCCGTCTGAAGCTCTATATTGTAATAATGCACCATCATTTAATTCTGTTGTGTCAACATCACCTAATAATTTAAGTTGTAAAGTGCTATTTCCAGCTGCCTGAGCAGAGGGTAAGGTAACTGAAACTTTTTTTGGACCGGCACTTGTATTTACGTTAATTTTAGCTGTAATATCAGGCATAAAACTCCCTCTCTTTACTATATTTATAACGTTAATAAACTAGATTATGTAGTAACCTGTGGTCTTACTGTAATAACGCCTTCAATTACTCTAGTGACAACATCACCAGTTTGAATTTCTAGGTCATAAACGTACCTAGTGTCTTCCAGAGCGCCTGTTTGAGAGGCAGATAGACCTAGCGTCACAACTCCTGAAGCGGAATCTGAAGCGATTGTAGTAGTCATTGCTACTCTTGTTCTTGTAGAAGCAAATCCTTTTGCTAACTTTGCTGTTGCTGTGTAACCTGCAAGGTTGAAAGGGTTGCCATTTGCGTCTTTTACTGTCACATCCGAAGTAAAGGTTGCTCCTGCGTCTATTTGTAAGTTAGCTATTGCAGCCATCTATTTTGTCTCTGTCTGTTCGTTTTTAAGTAATTCTACTATTTTCTTATTGTAAAAATCAGTTAGTACATCAATCTTTTCAATTTCTAGTGTATGTCTAGTTTTATTAACTTGAATTTCTTGTCTTACTACCAAATAATTTTGTAATTCTGGACTAAATTTAGTCTCGTCAAATTCTTTACCATCTATTGTAATCATATCAATTGTTCTCCTTATGTTATTATTTATATTATAAATATGGTTATATAGGAGAAAAATATGGCATATTGGGCATTAAGTACATATACAAGACCAGATGTAGAGACAGAATTCTATGTTAGATATACAGTTGCTGAAATAAAGACTAGCTCTACTGTTGGTGCTAAAATACTTGAATTGGAAAATAGTGGTAAAATAATACACTATTCTATCAATTATAGTGAAGACACCCTAACTCAAAAAATCAAAGTTGGTTTTGATAATGAAGATAGTTATAATACCTTTAAAACTTTTATTGATAGTGAAGAAGAATTTACTACCTTAAAGAGTGATTTTATTACTAACAATGGTTTGACATCTGCATATACGACATCTGAATCTGAACCTACTATATAGATTGTTTATCAAAACCTTCTATTTTCCACAGGTGTCTTTTACCAGATGAGGTAGATTCTCTTTTGTGATTTGTTGCTTTATTATTTGCAACTACAAAGTCACCTTTTTCCCATTGATGATAATAAATTCTACTAGGGTCATAAAGTAGTTTTTCTATTGATTGTTTTTCTTCTTTAGGTAATTCGGTATATGCCTCACAATAATAAACATACTTACCTTTTTTATCTTCTTGTATTAAGTCGTGCCATACATTTCTATGTTTTCGTCTAAACCATCTTCGTTCAACTTCACTTCTAAATTTATAACCATATCTTTCATTACTTGTAAATCTTTCCATATCAACTGTAATCTTTTTATTTTCTACAGGACAGTTAATACGATTATCAACGTATAGTGTATCGCCAACATTTCCCTCTATTTCTAAAGCATACAATCCGGTCACGTTGACTGGTCGTTGTGTATAACCTTTATCAATATGCCATTCTAAATTTGTATTACCATATAACTCGTGGTGTACACCCGTCAAAGTTATATCCATAAAGATTTTATCCATAGGGTCTTGTGGTGCAATTTCATAAGATGAAGTTAAAAAATTAAATAACTTGATTTGAGAAGCAGGTGCATTTTTAATAACAATTAAATCTATATCGTTATTTACTAGAGGTGTTAAATCTCTATTATTCCATTCTTGTGTAAGATAGTCCATCATTCCTCCTAAATTCACTTCCTGCATAAGCTAAGTATTGTAATCCACCTTCAGATTTATTATAAGTCACATATTCAGGACCAGTAAATGTCCAAATGTGTTTAGAATATTTATTATGTCCTTTGGTAACTTTTTGCAAGGTTCTTTTAGCGCCTAATTCCATTGATATAAAGATACAATCAAATCCTTTTTCTTTACAAAAATCTGTTTGTTGTTCTAATAAATCGGATGATGTTTTTTTAAAAAGGCCATCATAGTCCGATGGTAATAGTCCTGTATTACCTTCTATTAAAGCATATCTATCAAATACTCTAACTGCATTATCATAACAAGAACGACTTAACATTCTTGCTGTTGAAACAGGATTGCCTTGTTCATCATATCGAATAGAAACACCGATTACAGGCTCTGTTAAATTTTCTTTTAAATAATTTTTGGCTCTCTTGCCACCTTTTTTAATTACAATATCATAAATGTAATCAATGTCCTTTTGGACATCAAGTGGTGCCACCTCAAATGTCTTAATCATATTTTATAAAACGAATAAAAAAATAAGTAGGGTCAATTAATCCTAATCTTAATTTTTTAGAATTGTCGTGATGTGTTTTGTGATAACCTTCTCCTGCTGTGAATAAATTTAACCAATGACTGTTGGCTGCCTTACCGTCTTTGTGTAGATATGCATTAAACAATCCAAATAAATGTGAACTTAAAACACAAGGCACACAATAAGCAAATATCAACAACAAAGGATTAATTAAAAATAAACTTATGACAATTGTAAATACTAACTTCCAATAATGGTTATGAAAAAACTTTAGTATCTTATTGTCAACTAGTCCTTTAAAAAATCTTCGTTCTATCTTACCGTCTAATCCCCATAGATTAAAATATATTTTCCAAAAACCGTGATGTACAGGACAACTAGGGTCTTTTGGTGTGTCTGCATATGCGTGATGTTGTCTGTGAATAGCAGCTCTCGTTAGATATGGACCTGAACCTACAAATAGACTTAAAAAATTTGTGTACCACTCAAACCATTTACCTGCTTTAAATGATTGGTGAGAATAGTATCTATGATAGCCTGCACTTGATGAACAAATTGTAATAATATAATACCAAATAAATCCGGCAATAAACATCCACAAATCACCATAGATGAATCCTGGTATCAATGCAAAGTGGCAAAGTAAATGATTGAGTAAAAGTTTATGTGTTGTTTTCATAGTTATCTTATTGCTATTCTGTGCATTAGTCTTTCGTTCATTTTTTCAAATGTGTGTCTTTTATGTATTGTAAGCCATTGTTCGCTTACCACTAAATCGCCATCTTTCCAATGATGGTCGTATCTATATTTATCTTGCAAAATATGTTCTTTCAAATAATCATATAACGTTTTTGGTATGCCGTCCATAATTTGTAAAAATGGAAAGAATAGTCCTTTTTGGCCGTATTCGTTTGTATAAACTAAATTGTGAACATTGTCTTTATTGTGATGTTCTTTAAATGTGGGGTCATCTGTATATCCACCTTTTTTAAATCCACAGGTAAACTTTATTCTACCAC